GCGACATCCGTGCTATGATTGTGAGCGGCCCTCCTGGCGTGGGCAAGAGCTACGGCGTTGAGCAAGAAATTGACAAGGCCTGTTTGTTTGACAAGCTGGCCAGCAAACGCCTTAAGGCCGAGGTTGTCAAAGGCTCAGCCAGTCCTATTGGCCTGTACCAAACCCTGTACAAGTATTCAGATCCCAATTGTGTGTTGGTGTTTGATGACTGCGACTCTATCCTGTTGGATGACGTTGCACTGAACTTGCTGAAGGGTGCCCTGGACTCTGGCAAGAAGCGCAAGATCTCCTGGTTGTCTGACAGTCGCATTCTGCGAAGCGAAGGCATTCCGGACAGTTTTGAGTTCAAGGGTTCGGTAATTTTTATTACCAACTTGAAGTTTGATACCATGCGTTCGCAGAAATTGCGGGACCACCTGGATGCATTGCAGAGCCGATGCCACTACTTGGACTTGACACTTGACACCATGCGTGACAAGGTCCTGCGTATCAAGCAGATTGCCAAGGACGGTGTGTTGTTTGCAGACTACGACTTTGACGAGTGTGTGCAAGACGAGATCATTGCCTTCATGGACGAGAATAAGAATCGTCTGCGTGAGATGAGTCTGCGTATGGCCCTTAAGATTGCAGACTTGCGCAAGATGTCAGTGTTGAACTGGAAGCGTCTGGCAGAGACCACTGTTATGAAACCCGCAGGAGCCTAACATGTATGAAATTTGGGATGGTGACTTGTACCTGTACTCGGTGGATACCGAGTACGAAGCAGATGAACAGCGTGAAGCAGGCTTCACAGTCAAGTGTTTAGAATACTACGGAGCATAACATGGAAAAATTTGCAGTGTTTGTTGGTGCAATTGTGATTGCTATTGTGGGAGTTCTTTTACTGAGTTTCTTACTGAGCTGGCCAGTGTACATGCTGTGGAATGGTTGCTTGGTTGATGCAGTGCCTTCTGTTAAAGAAGTCACGTGGTTGCAGGCCTGGGGCATAACTGTCCTGTGCGGCTTCCTTTTTAAGACATCAGTCAATTTTAAAGATTAACCCTCCAAGGTTATCCCGGGCATTGGTTGGCTCCGGCCCGGGCTTTGTGGCAGGTACCCGTAAAACGGTACCTGTCTTTTTGACTTTTTGCTGTGATAAGTATATACTGTTATCATGCCCCAACAGTATTTGCACATAGAACTAGGTGCAGACTATACCTTAGATTTTGAAATACACAACACGCCCTTGGCCAATCTTTGGCTTGAGCGCATGCGCCTGCGAGACTTGTATCCAATAGATCACCCTGATCGGTTTTACGGATTCAATTCACAAGAGCAAGAAATTGATCGCGCAGAAAAAATGATACAGCAGTGCATCGGCACTATCAACAGCTACCAACCAATCATCAAACGAGAATTTGCCAACATACATGACCAGGATGGGTTGAATTACCTGCACAGTATTTTTGAGCAGTACCATGGACTGCTAAATCAACAAAAAACTTTATGGTGGCTACGAGCACCGACTCAGGTAAAAACGGCACTGTCAGAATTAAACTTGGCCGTACATCGTTGCGAAGCTGTGTCTAGATCAATCAAACCAAGACTCGTTTGTACCTGGTATAAGTTGCCCGTAGGCAACAATATATTATCAGAAGATCTCATGCAACAATACGGTGAGATTAATCCGCCATTTGGAAGTGTATGTTTGAACTATGTTGAGATTGGTAAAACAATGTTTGAACTAATGTTAGACAGAGATGTATACATTAGTGATCACGCATTTCAGCCGTTCAGTCATTACAATGCAGATTTTATTGTGAGATTTGCTGAGCTTTCTCCAGATGAACTAGACAGCATAATGCAAAACATGCAACAATACTATCAAGAGCACTGTGATTTTTTTGCCGAACGTGGGTATCAGCAATTTGATCATGTCAAACTGTTGCCTTTGCAATTTCCTGTTGCAAAGATAATAGAAACTGTTCCACGTAAACAGTTGATCAAACACATACAACAAAGACAACTCGTCACTCGAGTTTATATAGATGAAACGATGCACCATACAAATTCGAGATGAAGTAAACATCAAACTAGAGGGCATCGATCTGGATGTGCGCAAGGCCTTGGTCAATGCGTTCAAATATGACGTACCCTATGCAAGATATCTACCAGCAGTGAGACTGGGGCGATGGGATGGCAAAGTCAGTTACTTCCAACTGGGTGGATCAACATACACCAATCTCTTGCCAGAGATCATGCCCATTCTGGAACGCTACAACTACGACATTGAGCTGGATGATCAAAGAGAATACTCCACTACATTTGAGTTTGCTCAAGTTACAGAACAAACATTTGCACACAAGACCTGGCCTAAAGGACATCCTGCAGAAGGGCAACCTATCTTGTTGCGTGACTACCAAGTAGAGATCGTAAACAATTTCTTGACCAATCCACAATGCATACAGGAAGTGGCCACAGGCGCAGGCAAGACAATTATGACAGCGGCCTTGAGTGCCAGTATAGAGCCATATGGACGATCAATTGTGATTGTGCCCAACAAGAGTTTGGTCACACAAACTGAAAAAGACTATCTCAATCTTGGCTTGGATGTGGGTGTGTATTTTGGCGACAGAAAAGAGCACGGGCGCACACATACTATCTGCACTTGGCAGAGTCTAAATGTACTGCTAAAGAATACCAAAGCAGGTGTAGGTAATGTGACCATTCAGGACTTTATTGAAGATGTGGTATGTGTGATGGTGGACGAGGTACACATGGCCAAAGCCGATGCACTCAAGACTCTGCTGACCAGCGTGATGGCTAGAGTGCCAATTCGTTGGGGATTAACCGGTACAGTACCCAAAGAAAAGTTTGAAAGCCAGGCCCTGTTGGTAAGTCTTGGTCCTGTGATCAGCAAGCTCAGTGCCAACGAACTACAACAACAAGGGGTGCTGGCGCAGTGCCATGTGAACATTGTGCAGTTGCAGGACCATGTGGAATACTCCAATTACCAAAGCGAGCTTAAATACTTGTTGGAAGAGTCAGGCAGACTGGATGCAATGAGCGAACTCATACGCCATGTAAACGAAACAGGCAATACTCTAGTGTTAGTAGATCGTACTGAATGCGGTCGTCAATTGGTGGAGCGACTGGGCGAACGTGCTGTGTTTGTGTCAGGCGCAACCAAAGCAAAAGATAGACAAGACGAATATGACGAAGTGGCGGACAGCGTTGATAAGATTATTGTGGCTACCTATGGTGTTGCCGCTGTGGGTATTAATATCCCTAGGATTTTTAATTTGGTTCTTGTGGAACCCGGGAAAAGTTTTGTCCGCGTTATCCAAAGCATTGGACGCGGCATAAGAAAAGCGGAAGACAAAGACCATGTGCAAATTTGGGACATAACATCAACCTGCAAATTTGCCAAGCGCCATCTAACCAAGCGCAAACAATTCTACAAAGAAGCCAACTATCCCTTTACTCAGGAAAAATTAGAATGGATGAAAATAAAATAACTGTTGCAGTGTGTGGAGACAGTTTTTGTACTGCATCAACTGTTGATCTTAAAGAGGTAGGATTGCGAGCGCATTTTAGTCAGATGCTCGAAGACCAATATGGCTATCAAGTTATCCACCTAGCTCATGGCGGATTTAGCAATGCTGGAATCTGTTTTCAAATGCAAAAAGCCCTTGAGCTTGGAGCTGATGTTGTGGTCTACAATCGAACCTGGGCCAGTAGAATAAACTTGTCCATGCATGACAACTTTGAGCCGTCTCAAGGCCTAAAGAATTTTATCTATTCTAATCCGCACATGCCCAGCACTGGTTCGCCGCATGTGGGAGATAACAAGGCTGCAATTTTTTCCACTGTGTGGCAGAATTTAGAAAACAGTACATTTTTTGATTTTACCAAAGAACAACTTGTTGCTGTTGACCTGTACATGAAGTATTTTATGAACTACAATTTTCAAGACACCATTGATGGATGGTTGTTTGAATTTTGGCACAACAAAATCTTGGATGCAGGTGTACTGCCTGTTTTTTTCAACAATGATAATGTGGGAAAAGTTGCTTATGATTTCAGTGGCAACAATCCCAACGTCGACACACCGTTTCACACGGATCGTGCAACTCAGCAAACAGTTGCCAACAACATACACCAAATAATACATGGGCAAAATATACAAAGACATCAATAACTTTCTGCCGCAAACTCCACGTGGAGTGTTTGTGGAAATTGGCAGCGACCGTGGAGAAGGAAGTACTCAAACTCTGGCTGCCATGGCTCAACAACACAACACTCGTTTGATCACTGTGGACATTTCCAGCAAAGCGCAGAGTAGATTGTCTCACACCTTGACAAGCACTGACTTTGTTGTGGCATCTGGATCTGCATGGGCCCGAAACTTTGCTAACACTCATACCAATATTGCTGTGTTATATTTGGATAACTTTGATTACATCTGGGATATTGACAGTGTGAGCGCAGCCATCCGCCAACAAATGCATGACTATGCCGGACAAGGAATTGTAATGAGCAATCAAAATTGCCAAGTTGAACACATGCGGCAAATGGTTGCATTAACACCCTTGTTGAGTCCTGATGCTGTGGTAGCATTTGACGATACCTATTGTGTAAACGACTGTTGGATTGGCAAATGCGGTCCAGCAGTGGTTTATTTGCAGTCGCTGGGCTGGACGGTGGTACACCAAACTTTAGATTGCGGTGTGATCATGAAAAAACTTGACAACGCCAATTAAATTCTGTATACTAATAACATATGAGAATACTAACTTTAGATAACACTTACTACGACTTGGATCACTTGCCAGAAGAAATTGATGACTTGAGATTTGCAATTTTAGATAACTCCAATCCTGCAGACCCAGACTATCACTTTATTCCATTGATCTTCTTGGAGAGTTTTAACGCTCCTGCTTTGGTTTTACGCATAGGTGATATCACACTCAAAATGCCCATGGACTGGCAAATCTTAATTGGTGAACCTGACATCGGTGACTTAGAAGTGTTGCCCTTGACATCAATCAATGATCGAGGCTTTAGAGTGTTTCAATTCAACCCACTGACCAGTTATAGGCCTAGTTTTCCTGACATTGAAATACTAGATGTCTATCATGAAGTCAGCTGGTTTGCACCCAAACTCAAAAATGGGCAAATGTTGGCTGTGCCTTTGAATAATGATCCGGAACCTGACTGTGTGTACTTTGTAAAGGACATCAGTCGCAACTGTGAAATTGTAGACTACAACAAGGCCTGGTGATGCCCTATACTGAACCAGAAATATTTGAAATCATCAATCGCTTGGCCAGAGTATATCTGGAAAGTTATCCTGACGATCGTGAAGGTCTAGAACGATTCCTGCGTTGGGCACATTTACAATACGGTTATCAATATGGGATCTCTTAAACCAGACGCCACATACATCTACGAACGCAATGGTAATGAAGTGTATGCTCGTGAGTCGGGTGCTAATCCTGCTGATCGCAAGCTCGTGGGGTACTATTATGATCCCATAACTGGACACAAGATAGATTACGATTCAAGAACTTCAGATGGCAGACCCTTACACGATCACATTATGGAAGATAAAATGTGGGGGGACATTCGGCGAGCAGCACAAACCAATCCCACTTTACAAGACGCACTGGAACGTGCTATAATGATTTACAAACTAACTAAAACTGAATGAGTGATAAACTGTCCATTGGCAACGAGATGCAACAATTTGATCGCAAGAACAGAGCATTCTACGATCAATTAGATGATGAAGAACGCAAGAAGTTCAGCCCTTTTTTGATGATACGCTGGGGTTCAGCGGTAGAAGGTTCAAGAGAACTGCAAGAGTTTTATGTGATTGCCACTAACGAAAGATTGAACAAACATTTTTTTAACATTAGCACTGCCAAACACAAAAAACTTCAGTGGTTATTGGCAACAACTGTAAGCCCAGATCTAGGTACTCAACGACACAATTGGATTGCTCCCAAGAAAAAAGATGCCACACTTACTGGCAAGCGAAAACAATTGGCAGAAATTTACCCACATCTCAAAGACGATGAAATCAATGTACTAGCAGAGATTACATCACAAAAAGAAATCAACGAGCATCTTAAAAAATTTGGAGAAGAATCAAAATGAAATATCAACAACTGGTGGTCAATGGATGCAGTTATATGGAGAGCTATTCCAGCGGGTTTGGCCATCAAGAATTGGCAGAACGATTGTCAATACCACAAGCTATAAGTTTGGCCATCAGTGGCAGCGCCAACTCGCGTATTATTAGAACCACACTCAAGCACAGTTACATCACGCTCCAACCCACATTGTATGTGCTAGGCATGACATTTCTTAGCAGAGAAGAATTACCAATCTTGCAAGCCAGCAGTGATTTTGAAGGACGTTGGACTAATTTTCAAAATCAAAGCTGGAGTTCTCGATGGGATCCTCCGTGGACATTGGCAGACACTAATGCAATGATCGAACTCAAACTCAAATGGGAATTGAACAGCATACTAGATCGTGCAGAAGATCTCATGTATCGAATACTTGCAATGATACACAGCTTAAAGTCAAGAGGACATGCAGTAGTGGTATTTCAACAAGCAGATAGTTTATATCATGAATATCTCAATGCGCCACGATTAAAGTTGTTTGGCAGTGAACCTGAGATTGTGGAAGGATATAAATGGCGTGCCGTGCCCTGGCAACATGAACGTGGAGTTCCTGAAACAGATTATGGGCCTAATGCTCTTAATCATGTGCCGGCAGACATTAAACATCGACAACCAGGATTTCATCAAGAACTAAACATGTTTTTGACTGCATGGATCAACAACAACAATCTACTAAAATGACACAGTGTCAGTACTGCAAAAAAGATTTTGTGAAAGAAACCAGTCTAGCAGTACATCTGTGCGAGCCCAAAAGACGTAGACAGGAACGAGCAGAGCGTGGAGTTGAACTGGGTTTTCAAGCCTACATACGTTTCTATGAAATGAGCCAAGGTTCGGCCAAGCTCAAGACTTTTGATGACTTTGCGGACTCGCCTTACTATCGTGGGTTTGTGAAGTTTGGACGCTATTGTGTAAGCACAAAAACTATCAATCCCAAACAGTTTCTTGAGTGGCTGTTGAAGAACAACAAAAAAATTGATCGCTGGGCAAGTGATCAACTGTACACAGAATATCTCATACAGCATTTGCCTGTTGAGAATGTGGCGGATGCTCTAGCACGAGCTGTGGAGTTTGGCATGGACTGGGCAGAGAAAAATTCAGCACAGCCACAGGACTGCTTGAGATACGGCAGCACTCCGGCCATGTGCTATGCAGTCACAACAGGTAGGATATCACCTTGGGTGATTTACAATTCAGAGTCAGGACAACAGTTCTTGGGTGAACTCTCTCCTGATCAGATCAGCATGGTATGGCCTTACATTGACTCAGATGTATGGCAGAAAAAGTTTCACAACTATCCAGCTGATCAAGAGTACGCAAAAGACATATTAAGCAAGGCAGGTTGGTAACGTGGCGTCAGTGATATTTTTAACCCTAATCCTTTTACAGATCAAGCACTGGTATATTGACTTTGTGGATCAAAGCATGGCAGAAGTCAATCACAAAGGACAATACGGACACTGGCTGGGCATGCGGCACAGTCTCAAACAGGGCATTGGCACAGCCTTGTGTGTTGGGTGTGTGTTAGGCCCTGTATACTGGGCCGCCAGCATAATGATGGGTGTGATAGATGCTGTGCTACATTATCACATTGACTGGGCCAAGATGAACTGGGGCAATAGAGACCTTCAGAAT